GCTGTTGGTCCTATCATAGCATCAGGAATATAACCACCATCGCCGCCTGTACCTCCAGAGCCACCACCTCCAGAACCTGCTGCACTTGCGCCACCGCCGCCACCACCAGCTAATGGATTAGCTCCACTTCCGCCGTTTGTTCCTTGTGCTGGACTAACGGGTGGATCATTTCCATTACCAGCAGCTTGACTACCTGGCGGAGCTTGACCTCCACCGCCACCTCCAGAACCCCCTGGAGATCCACTGGCACCATGATATTGACCACCTCCACCTCCACCTGTGGATGTTATACTTGAAAAAACTGAATTACTACCTTTTTTAGGATTACCAGCTCCAGTTCCAGCAGGTCCTCCTCCACCAATTGTAATTGGATAACCTTGAACGGATACGGGTAATGCAGCTGGCGCTGCCATAGGTGTTGAAGCTGGCATAAATGTTCTTAAACCACCTCCTCCGCCACCGCCGCCGTGTGATCCTCCACCTGCTCCGGCACCAGCAACTACTATATAATCTACTAAATTTGATCCTGATGACGTACAAGCACCTACATTTGATACACAGAATGTAGCATCTCCTGTAAAAACATGAATTTTATAATCACCATCAGTAATTACAGTATTTCCCCCAGTCGCTACTATAAAATTATTTGCAGACCCACCAGCACCAAATCCTAAAATTTGGTAGCCAAAAGATTTTCCTTTACTTGGTTTTTTATTTTTTAAATTTTTACCTTCAGTATTTTTAAGAAGGTCTATTTTGTGATCTCTCATGCCTATACTCCTTATGCGTCATTAGCAGCATCAGTAGTATAATACATTTTAATTCCTATTAATCTGGCATCACCAGTAAATGTGTCGCTACCATCTGCTGCATCTCTGTAAACTTGAAAAAATGTCATATCGTTATCAGCCGGAGATCCTGCAATTGTCATTGCACTACTTGTTCCTGTAACCTGTACATCTTCCACAGTTCCAATTCCAGCATCTGTAACTTCTTGAGCTGTTCCAAAAACTACATCAGCTGTATCACTGTCACTGCAGCTAACACCTTGAAGACCAAAAATACAGTTTCCTGTGTTTGTATTACTTGGTGTCCACCACGCTTGAAAAGTTACTGTACCTAAATTCCATGATTTAGGCATTGCGACAGCAAACTGTGCATATTCGGCTGTACTTGCGTCAAAATCTAAAACTTTTATATCTGGTCTAGTTGCTGTTGTTTCTATTTGTTGTGCATCAGCTCCATTTGTTGTAGTTGCATACATTGCTTGAGCTGGAATCCATATAGTTTCTAAACCTGCAACTTTAACCGCTGCTGTTCCTGATTTAAGAACACCAGATCCTTTAGGGTTAATGTTTATATCAACGTTTGTTTCACCTGTTGCTGATAAAACTGGACCATCACCTGTTGCTGCGTTAGCAATTGTAAATTCATTTACTGCAGAACTTGTTGCTGTAAGATTAACTAATTCATTTCCGTTTGTGTCTGAAATTTTTGTTCCTATTACAGGGCTAGTTAAAGTTTTATTTGTTAAAGTTTGTGTACCTGTTAAATTGACCATTCCTAGATCAACTATATTTGGATTTGATCCTGATCCAGTTCCATAAATAAATTTTGTAGAAGTATCTCCACCAGCAAAAGTAACACTTGTACCTGTACCAGAAACATATTTAAATGTTACTGCTTGTGTTCCAGTAGTAGAGTTTTTAACTGCGTACATTTGTTGTACGTCAATTGGAATAGTTACGTTTCTTGCACCTGTAAGTGCACCTGTTAATTCAATAACTCTGTGAGCAAGAGTTGCTCCAGTTCCACCATCAGTAACTGAAAGATCTGTGTCTGCACCATCTGTTACTGCTTGAGTAGTATAACCACCAGCGAATTGCTCGATAATTTCTAAGTTTGTATTAGTTTTTGTTCCCCATGTACCGGCGTTTTCACCAGTTGCCATTTTTTCAACACCAAGAGGTGTATAAGTTGATGCCATAATTATCTCCTAAATCTTACGTCTTAATATTTATTTGTTTTTACATATAATGTCAATAACATATATTATGTTTATGGTGGTGTAACTTTACTCCAACTACCACCTTGAGTAGCTGTTTTTTTACTCCAACTACCACCTTGTGTAGGAGTAACTTTTTTCCATGCTATTGGACCACCAACTTGACCTACAGTAACAGTTGCGGATAAACCTGTCAATCCTATTGTCATTTCTGTAGGAGCAATGGAACCTGTACTTGCTGTCGCTGAAACACCAGATAATCCTACAGCCATTTCTGTGGGAGTAATAGCTCCTACAGATGCTGTGGCACCTACTCCAGTTACATTTATTAATTCAACAGAAGCTACTGTTATTGATCCAATTGAAGTAGTAGCACTTACTCCAGTTAATCCCATTACATCAGCTGGCGCAATAGCTCCAACTCCTGTAGTTCCCACTCCAGCAGTTGATAAACCAATTGTCATTTCAGTTGGCGCAATAGCTCCAACTGATGAAGTAGCAGATTGTCCTGAAAGAGTTCCAGTAAAATCAGAAATAGCTGTTGGTGAACCAACACTTGCCGTGGCACCAATTCCTGTAAGACCCATTACATCAGCCGGATCTAAACAATATTCTCCACCCCATTTATCTGCGCCCCAAGTTTGATTACCCCATCCCACAGCTGGAAGACTTGCAGTAAGACCATCAGGAGCAGTTAGTTCTACTGTTAAACCTGATTGACCCCAGTTTTCAGATCCCCACGTATCTGAACCCCAACCAACATTTATTTCGGTTGATACTGTTGTAGATCCAAGAGAAGATGTTAATCCAAAACCAGTTTCAATAATGATGTTTGGATCATAACTATCGCCCCATGGTTCTTCACCATAAGCATCACGACCCCATCCTTGTTCAGCATAAGAGGCTAAATCGCCAAGAGATATTGTTGCTGATATACCAGTAAGTTCTGCTAAATTATTATCTTGTTCACCCCAAAGGCCTTGACCCCAGGTTGTTCCGGATCTATTCCAAGTATTAGCCATAAGGACTTACTCCCTATGCTATACGAATTATCGCTGTAGTTGCTGCTGCTGCTGGAAACTGAATTGTAAAAGTTCCGCTTGATACAGTTTTATCTCCGCCAAAAGCCACCGCACATACTGATGCATCTGTTGAATGTGAATCATTAAAAATTAAACATCCATTAGCTGTGAATGAAGCTGATGTCCAAGAGACATCTGCGAAATCACAGACTGCAGTTGATGAATCTAATGTTGGTGTAACACTTGTTAAAGCTTTTCCTTTTGCACTATAAGCTGTTCCAGATGAATTTGTTATTTCATTACTAGAACTATAAGCCGTTGTTGATGCTCCTAAAGTTGCTGAACTAGTGTATAAAGCTAAGTTAAAAGTATTTCCAGTAGAAGCCGTAAAATTATGTTCTGCTTCTAAGATTTCTTGCTTAAAGCTATTACAAATTGCCGATGTTATTGCCATATTTATCTCCTACTTATTGAGGCGGTGATTCGATCGGTATACGTACAGTACCATCTGTGTAATCGTCTCTTCTCCGTCTCCCAATTTGCACACTTGCAAATTTTGCTAGTTCTTGTTTATACTTTTGTTCATATAATGTCAACATGTCTTGTGGCCCTTTTAAAAATCCATATGCCTCTACCAAACAAGCATATAATAATAATTGAGGGTAATTAAGACTAATATAATTAGTTTCATTTCCAGACTCTAAGGTAGCTGGAATTACATTTCCATGAATATTTATTAAATAATTAGCATCTGGCGTAGGAGCCATTATAATATTACCCGAAGTCGTGGAACTAAGCCCAGTTGCTCCTCCAAACATAGCATAATATTTAGGTAATGATGTAGTATCTTGACCTGTTTGAGAACCTTCTGGTCCTGTTAATTGTCCCACATATTCATTTATAAAAGTTCTATCTCTTTTTTGAAGCCAAGTAGCTGGTCCTGTTCTAGAAGACGTAGAATTAAAAACTTCAACACCTCTTACAAAAACCATACCTGCCGGAACTCTAACTGTATTAACATCAGCTGCTAATGTTCCTGCGTACTCTACTCTATCTGCATCAATTGGAACATCACCAAATATTCTGTGTTGAGCATTTAAAATTAAATTTTCTAAAATAGCTGTAGTAAACACCGTAGAATCTACTTCTGTATAGCTTCTTATCATTGTTACTAATGTTGTATAACTAATTCCAGACATAATTAATAATACCTATCATTAACGGGTCCAATTGTACATTGAAAACCGCCTCCTGTATCAGTGCTTGTTGCATTAGAAACTAACTGCACTGTTAAAGAATTATATTGAGTTTGATTTCCTGGTGGGCTTACCCCTACTACAGTTGTTCCTACGGCTGTTGCTACATAAGAACCAAATACTTTGGCCCCACTTGAATGTGAACTAGCCGTTGTGCTTGGTGGAGTTTGTCCTACATAAGGAGCTGAAGTACCTCTTGTTAAACCAGATAACACATTTGTTCCTGTATTATTTCCCGTATATTTTATTACTTCATTTTTATAAGTTCCAACAAGAAGTGTATTAGATGTATCACTTGATGTTAGCACTTTTTCAATCATAATATATCCTGAAGTTGGAAAAGCAGACGAATCAGTTAATGTTAATGAAGTAACAGAATCAGATATTGCACCATTTAAAGTTGTTGTTAATTCTAAAGTTGTTATTGCAACACCTCCAACAGGTTGTTTAAGATCTCTAAATGTTACATGAGTTGTTCCATCATTAAAAGGATTACCTGGAAAAGAAACACTTAAAGTTTTAGAAGCAGCTGTAGTAGTAAAAGGATCATTTGGTAAAATATCTTCAGTTGCAAATTCTGTTCTTGCAGGTTTAGCATGTTGTAAAGCTTGTGCATCTGCTCCGTGTGGTCTTGGATCTATTTGTGGTTGTTTAGGTTCATATTCAGAATTATGTACCCAAGCACCATTCCATTCTTGAACCATTTCTCTATATGGAAATGCTGCTCCAGAACGATCTGAAAGCATTAATGCATTTCTACCTTTTGAAAATCTTCCCATTATTTTTTACCTTTTCTATTTTTTCTACCTTTAGATTTGATAATTCTATTGTAAATCTCAATTTCTCTATCACCTATCATTTCATCAATTATTGTTTCTTTTTTACCATCTATATGTTTAATAGTAACCGTAGGTTCTTTACCAAACTTCTTTTTATACGATTTACGTCTTGGGCTTTCTATTGTACTTATAGCTTTATCTTTCCATGCAGATAGTGCAGCTTTGGGAGATACAGATAGTTTTTTTCTAGCACCTTTTATTATAGCGCCCATTCCTTTAGTTATAATAGTCATTATATATTTGGATAATAAGTTTTCGGTGTAATGTACGTACTCGCTGCTGATCCATCCTCCGCTAGTGCTCTTTGTAATTCATCTTCATAAAATAATTTTAATTCTTGTGTTCTTTGTGGTGCATATTTTTGTGATAAATAAAATGCTAGACCAGCTACCATACAAGGAACAAATCTATAAGGAGCATCCGTTGCATTTGTATAAGCTCCTACGTCTTGAATTCTTTTAACAAAATAAATGTGCATATCTTTAGATGCAGCTGTAGAATTAGGTGTTGGGTAAATGGTAATGGTAGTTTTATCTATGAGTCTTTGAACCCAGAATTGACTTGGAGTTCCTTTAGTTAATTTATTAGAAAAAGCTGCATAAGTTGATCTTGCAACTTTTGTCATAGGTAAATCTGTTTGATCTGTAGCCGTTCTATCCGTTCTATATTGAGCAGATAAAACATCAGATAATCCGTAAGTAGAGGCTCCTGAAGTTCCACCTACTGTAACAGAAGATGTTCCATCATCTGTTGATCTATAAAAAGTATATTCGGCTTGACCTTCAATTAAGTCAATATTGGTATCACCTACTTCCCAAAAGTGAATTCCTCTATTTCCCCATTCTTGAAAA